ATTTTAACTAGCTTGTCAATATTTTTAATAAGATCTTAGGTGATAAATTTTTATATGGTTGTGCACCCAATCGATATCCACAGTATGGTCGTGGATAATTTCTAAATCGGAATCTTGGGCCATTTTTTTAATTTGTTCTATATTTGTGATTGACCCACTTAAAAATATATCAGTATCTGCATGAATGTGAGAACGAACATTTTCAAAAAAGTTTTTATGTATGCCGCCATCGCTATCTAAAACCATTCGACAACTTTGTGTAATGCTGGCTTCTGACACGTCTGGTGCCCATTCTCTGGTACTCTTAACAAACTGATCTTTTTCGAATACGTGGGGCGGATTTCCAATAATAAAATCGTATATTTCATTGTCAGGAAGATCTGCCAATGTTGATGATAAATGTGTTTTGATTCGATTATCGACATTTAATTCTTTAGCTGAATCGATGCAGCTTTTAACGGCAAGATCATAATGATCATTAAAAGTAATTTCTTTGCAGATATTGTTTAGTAGACATTCAAACCCCAACAACCCCATACCTGCACACCATTCTAATCCTTTATTATAACTAGATTTGCCGTAAAGTTTTATTGCCTGATGAAATGCTGACCATTGTGAATCGCCACCGCCATTTAAATGACTAGGATAAGTTAAGGAATGGCCCGTAGATAAAGGCGTCACAACTGTATTGTAGTGAAATGAAGCCGGAGTGTAAAATAATTCCATTATTCTATATATTTAAAATGAGCTACTTTTAGGTTAGGATCCCAAGGTATCATGTCTGTAATCGATATCATTTTAAAATTTTCTGGTTCGTAAAATGATTTCATTAGATTAAAAACAGTGTCATGCATTGATAGAAAAATATCTGCATCCGTGTTTAAATGTTTTTTTATATGTTTAAAAAAATCACGGTGTGCTTCCCAGTCTTGATCCACGGTTGTCCTTATAGCGAGACGTATCATTTCCGGAGGATGATTTTTCCCCCCTAGATATTGTTCCATATATCCGCCAACATCACCGGAGTTAGGCGGATTGCCTACTACGAGATCCCACTTTTCTTCTTCTGATATTGTAGAAATTGTTCCGGTAATATATGACGTAACTTGTGAAGCATAACCAAGTTGTTCTGCATTTTTCCTACAAGTTTCTATAGCAGGCGGATAAATGTCAGAAAACGTCAATTCATCACAATAATTATTTGTTAGTAGTTCCCATCCAATGAAACCGTGGCCTGCACACCACTCAAACGCACGTTTATAATGCGGCTTCCCGTGTTGTTTAATTGCTTCTAAAAAGTAAGGATAATGAAAATTGCCGCCACCTTTGAGCCACCAAGGGTGATCTATTTTAATACCGTTACTTAATGTGCTGAATGTTGGTTCGTGTAAATTTAGTTTGTTAAGCTCTTCTTCGTCAGTTTTCAAGTTATCCTCTTTTATCCTATTACAAATGTCAGCGGTGTGTCTCCGGTTTTGTAATTAACAAGGTCTTGCTCCAACATATCTATCTCTGCTTTGCCTTCAGTTTTTAGTGCACTTCCGTTAAGACTAGTTCCGCCTTGTGGACTAGCGATTTGACTAAACTTTTCTCTAGCTTCACCTAACATAACTTTACAGGTTGCTAAACTATAATCTTTTAACCATTGTCCTGCATATACATCTTGTAAAAGATTGAAGTCTGGTCTGTAATTATACATCCATAACAATACTTCTTCTTCAGTTCTCGGACGTTGCATCAATGTTAAAGTTCTAGTAGTTCTATTAAATGTAAAATTAATATCACTGCCGAACAATTTACCTACCTGTTTTTGGTAACTGGCAAATGCATAATAAGTTGCCAGGCCGCCCATATGAGTACTGGTTAGCAAATATGTGTTAGAATAAGCAAGGTTAAAAGGTTCAAAGAGCGAGCCGCCATCACCGCCACCTGAGCGGCTTCCTATGGAACGACGGAAAATTTGTCTAACCTGCTGTACTTCATTGGGCAAAACATAGTCGTTTTGATCTGTCTGTGTAGTTAAAAACCCAAAGCTTTCTTCCACGGCATTACTGCTGCGCTGCCTGAATTTAGCTAAAGCACGATCTATGGCTGTATTATAATGGGAAGGGTCTAATTCCACGTCCACCATGCCCGAACCTAACATGTTTTGCACATATTCGATTACTTTTTGTCGTTCGTTTTGGGTTTCAGTCATAACATTATTTAGCGATAAATAGAATACTATGCCAAGACTTTCATTATACCGGCCGGAGAAGGGTGCCGACTTCAAATTTTTAGATCGTATTATTAACGAAGAATTTCAAGTAGGCGGAACCGATATTTTTGTTCACAAATATATGGGTCCTGTTAACCCTGCAGACGGAGAAAGTACACCTAGCACCCCAATTAACTCAAATCCAATTCCGGAATTGGGCATTCAAGATTTAATATTTTTGGAAAATCGAGATAGGCACTACGATCCAGATGTATATGTGATGCGTGGAATCTATACAATGCAAGATTTGGATTTTAATCTTAGCCAATTTGGTTTGTTTTTGCAGAACGATACAATTCTGCTACATTTACATCTACGTAATACTGTGGATAATTTGGGTAGAAAAATAATGTCAGGTGATGTTATCGAACTTCCCCACTTAAAAGATGAATACGCATTAGATGATAGCTTAGTAGCGTTACGCAGATTTTATGTGGTACAGGATGTTACCAGACCTGCCAATGGCTTTAGTCCCACTTGGTATCCTCATTTACTTCGAGCTAAATGCGTACCTCTAGTAGATAGCCAAGAATTTAAAGAAATTTTGGACAGTGATGCAGGTGCAGGTGATGGTAGTACATTACGAGATCTGTTAAGCACTTACAAACAAAGTATCGAAATTAATGATCAAATCATTGCCCAAGCTGAAGCCGACGCACCAGCTAGCGGATTTAATACTACCGGTTATTATATTATTCCAACTACAACATCTACAGGCCTGGTAAATGTAGCAACTGCGGGCAATACAGACGTTGATGCTAGTATTGCACAGGCTATACAAGATGCTAGTGTTGTCTTGCAAACACCATATGAAAATTTATATGTGGGATACTTAACTGGAGATGGAGTTCCGCCCAATGGTGCATCTTACGGATTCGGTCTTACATTTCCTAGTAACCCAATTGCAGGACAATTTTATCTGCGTACAGACTACTTACCTAACAGATTGTTTAGATTTGATGGCAGACATTGGATTAGATATGAAGACAATGTTCGTATGACATTAACTAATCTAGGTAGTGAAGATGTTGCCAGCGGCACCTATGCTGGTAGACCAATTCGACAAACACAGAAGACAAGCTTTATTAATAACACAAATACATCTACTATCGGTGGAGAAATTGTTCCTGAAAGACAAGCATTGAGTAAAGCGTTAAAACCTAAGGCAGACAATTAAAATGGATTATTTTTACGACGGTCAGATACGTAGATATCTCGGCCAATTTATGAGAATAATGAGTAACTTTAGCTACAAGGATGCTAAAGGACAACTAGTTCGTGTGCCAGTTAGATACGGAGATATGAATAGACAAGTAGCGCAGATTATTGCAAAAAACAGCACCAACACAATGCCCAGTGCTCCTTTCATTGCTTGTTATATTAAAGATCTACAGTTTGATCAAGCACGAATGCAAGACCCTACGTTTGTTAGTACAATTAATATTCGAGAACGCGCAACTGATCCTACTTCAAGTAATTACCTCAATGTACAAGGAAAAAATTATACTGTAGAACGTATGATGCCTACGCCATATCTTGCTACATTTGCCGCAGATATTTGGACTACTAATACTGATCAAAAATTACAGCTATGGGAACAGATCGCTGTATTGTTTAATCCCAGTTTAGAGTTACAGACTACAGACAACTACATCGACTGGACCAGTATTAGTGTTTTAACACTTAAAGGTCAAAATTTTGCAAGTCGTAGTATTCCGCAAGGAGTTGAGCAAGATATTGATATTTTAAATATGATGTTTGAAACTCACGTATGGATATCTGTTCCTGCTAAGGTTAAGAAGTTAGGAATTATTACAAAAATTATTAACAGTGTATTTTCATCCGAAACAGGTAACATTTCCGGTAATTTAAATTATGTTGATGCTGTGCTAGAATCATTAGGATCAGATGTTCAAAGTGTTATTGTTACACCGGGGGAATTTGACTTACTAGTTTTAAACAATGTTGCTACACTATTAGATAGTAATAGCGCAGGATCTCCACTTACATTAGAAATTCCTGGACACAGAAACAACTGGAGAAGTTTGCTAGATTTATATCCAGGTACGTTTAGAGCAGGACTAAGTCAATTAAGACTTAAAAAAGCAGATGGAAATGAGATAGTAGCTTATATCAGTTTGGATCCGTTAGATGAGCAACGTATGATGTTGAATTTTGATCCAGACACTATTCCTAGTAATACTATTATTGCAGGAAGAGGCACAGTAGATGCTATCATAAATCCCGAAACTTTTAATCCTACTAATAAAATTTCGGGTGTTAGATATTTGATATTAGAAGATATTAATGTAAATTCGCAGTTTGGTCAGGTAGGTTATGATGGCCCTGATGCTTGGAAAAATGCAGATAGCACAGATTTTCAAGCATACGCAAATGATATTATACAGTGGGACGGATCAAAGTGGAATATTGTTTTCAGTTCTGCATCTGCCACTGATGTTACTTACATAACTAATTCATACACCGGAGTTCAATACAAGTGGGAAAACGGATCTTGGTCTAAGAGCTTCGAAGGTGTTTATGATAAAGCGTTATGGCGTCTAGTACTTTAAATCAAATTGTTTGTAGCGGCGGGCTATTTTTAGCTAAAGACACTCGCAGATTTTTATTCCTCTTAAGATCTCAAGGCAAAACTGCTGGTACGTGGGGACTTGTAGGCGGCAAGAAAGAGCCGGGTGATTTAACTGTAGTCGATGCGTTAAAGAGAGAAACGCAGGAAGAAATAGGTAAAAGTCCTGCGGTTAAAAAAATAATTCCTTTAGAATTATTCACAAGCAATGATCAACAATTTCACTATAATACCTATGTATTATTAGTCGATAAGGAATTTATACCTGTATTAAACGAAGAGCATCATGGATATGCATGGTGCAGTTTTGACGCTTGGCCTAAACCATTGCATCAAGGTTTAAAAAGTAGTCTTAGCAACAAGGCTATACGAGCTAAAATTGAAGTTTTATTAGACTTAATCTAACAGGTCACTATTGAACGCAAAAGTTCCTAGGTGATGCAATTCCATACTTAGCTGTGTATCAATTTTGACCGTGTAACCGGCCTGTGCCATTTTTTGGCAGAAAATCATATCTTCGCCTAGCCAATCTTGAGTTTCTGGAGTCCATCCAAATTCAAACCAAGGTTGAGGTATTTCAT